ATACATACTTTCTTTTCTTTCATATTTTCTCCTCTTTTATATTAAATCAATTATACCGCTATTGTCTTTTTTGTAAATTGATATTATTTTACTTATTTTACTGTCTTTATTTAGATTATTAGGAAAGTTAATTGTCAAGTCGGGTAATCTTAAAGCTTGAATAGGCTCTTCTACTAAAACAGAAGTTACCATAGCAATTAAATTCTCTTCCCTTTCTTCTAATTCAGGATAAATACAACTTGTAGTTGAATCATACCTGAAATCATAATAGTTATTTATGCTTAAATAAATTATTGCAGACTGTATGTAAGCATTTATTTCCGCAGTAGAATAGTTAAGATAACAAGTATAATCTATTTCTATTGTATCTCCTGTAGTCAATGTACCTGTTAAAGTTACCTTATTAGTATCTGAATCAAAAGACCATAAACTACTGCTTAATTCCACACTATTTTTATAAACAATAGTAACTGCAACGGGATTGTTTTGTGTTAAGGTAAAGATTGCGCTAGAAGCATAAGTAAATACATCTTTTTGGGTAATAGAAAAATCACCCAATAAATTCCTTACCTTAGTTGCGAGTGTTGTCAATAGTGTTGCCATATATTCTCCTCTAGTTTTTAATATAGGGGAGAGATAATTCTCTCCCCTTTATATTAATTAAAACTAGCTACGCACGAACTCACTAACAGCATAAGGGTTAATACAAGCACAAACTACCTCTTCATAACCAGTCAAACCTACAGCAAGATATCTTTTAGAAGTTCCGCTTACATCTACTGCAACAGGGTTAGGAGAAGCAAAGATTAATCTCTCAGGTCTTTCTCCGTTCTGTTTTATAGCAGCACCTAGTAAGTCTATATCGTTAAGTCTTTTTCTTACGAATAAGAAAGGAAGACCTGCTTCAGTATCCTTAGCAACTAAATAAGCTGTTGTGGCAGGAAGAACTACAGTAGGAGTAGAGTCTATAGTAACGGTGTTACTAACTCTAGTCTTTACGATACCTAAATCTTCGAAAGCAGCTTTAAGAGAATGATACTTATTATCATTCCAATCCCAAAGCTTCATATCAGTATCTACAGTAGAACCTACCATAAGGGTGTTATTATCACCATAATCAACAGTATCTTGAATCATATAAATCAAATCATCATAGGAAAATCTAGTCCTACTTGATTGAAGTGTATGAGTGTTACCTGCAGTTGTAGCAGCACCATCAGCAAGAGTAATCATATAACGATTTTCATAGGCATTAAGTGCCCTATTAATAGTCTTTAACTTACGAGCAAGAGTTGCTTCCTTAGCCTTAGCTAATTCAGTAATCTTTACCCAATACTCAGGTGACGCAATATCAATAAAAGTGAACGCAGCTGGTGTGTCAGGAGACACATTCTCAGTAGTCAATTCACCTGTAGATGTAATTGTTAGAACCTTATCAGTCTCTAACAATACGTCAAAATAATATACATACTCATCAGGGTCAGCATAATCTACTTCCGCTATCATCTCGACTAAATTCGTAAATTTCTTACGAGGGTCGACTGGCTCACCCATTATTTTAGCCAGTTCAATTTGGTCATACTTGAAACCTTTCATTTATCTAATCCTCCTTGTTTATTTTTTATTTATTCCGAGTCAGAACCAAAGGCTCTATCACTAACGCTTTGCTGCTTCTTAAATACAGGAGCAGTTTCAGTAGAACTTCCAGCTTCTAAACCAGCAGTTTCGGTACTCGTTCCTTTTTCTTCTTTAAGGTCAGCTAATTCTTTCTTAGTCTTAGCTAACTCAAATTTTACATCATCTAGGATATCTTCATCAGATATATCCTTTGCTAACTCCTCACCCAATTCTTCTTTACGAGCTTTGAGCACAGAAGCCTTTTCTGTTTCCAACTTAGCATCTAACTTCTCTGTTGCATCTTTAGCCGAAGTTTTTGCTTCCTCTAATTCACCCTGTAATCTTGCGATTTCAGTTTTTGCTTCTACTAACTTACTATCTTCTTCTTTAGTCTCAGCTTCTTTAGTTTTTGATTTCTCAATCTCACCTTCGAGAAGAGAAACTACTTCTTCTAGAGTAGCTTTACTATACTTTTCTAGTATTTTGTCCATAACCTTCGAACCTCCTTGTGTTTTATCTACTTTATTTACTTCCTCTGAACTAAGAGTCATTTCCTTTATTTTCTTCCCTTTCTTCTCAAGTGTAACTTCTGGTTCTAAATTTAAGGTATATTTAGCACCACATTTAATACAACTTGCTTTTGCTGTAGATTTTTCAAAATTAATATCAGAAACTTCATACATTCCTTTTGCTTCACAGGAAGGACAAGCTGTTTCATATAAAAATTTATCTATTACCATACAATCTTCGGGAATAAAATTAAACTTTGATTCTTCCATTTTTAATTCCTCCGAATTAGAAGATGTAGGCTGACCAATTCCAGGTCTGTCTTCTCTTCTCATAGTTCCACCACATTCAGAACAACTTATGTCTTTACAATGTGCTTCACTTTCTTGCTTATGACCGCATACAATACACTCACAGCTATAAGCTCCTTCTTCCATAATTTTTGCAAATTCTAAAACTCCGTTTTCTCTAACTGAAGCAAAATCAATAACTTCTGCATCAGGGAATGCAGGGTTAGTATCGAATAACAAAGCACCTCCGCAAAAATGAATATTAATTAACTTATATCCACCCTCTTCATTAAATACCCTATCACCACGAGCTTCAAAAGAAACCTTCATCTTTCCTTCTTTCATTTTCTCTTGAATTGTTTCGTAATCTTCTGGGAAATTTGCTTTCCAAAAACAACCATAAGCTATTATATCAGTTCCAGCTAATTCTGCACTTAACCAATGACCAATAGTCACTTTTCTTAAATGGTCTTTATCAATAGCCTTTCCATTTAAACTTTTTAGTGCTTTTTTAACTTCTCCTTTAGGGAGTGTGCATTTATTTTTGTTTTCTTCATCTACCATTCCATAAATACATTTGAAAAATGATAAATCTTGTGAAGGAACTTCTATCTCTTTCTTTTTAGCAAGTTCCAATAGTTCGTCATTATCTTTTCCCCACTCTAGTAGCTGATAATTTGCATTTATACTTAAATCTTCAAAGTATATTCTTACTTGATTTTCAGTTTCTATAGTTTTCTTTGCCATATCCTAATCCTTTTTATTTTTTTTCTTCTTTTCTTTAGAGGATAATTTTTTTGTTTTGTTTCCATTAAAATTTACTTTTTCTGTAGTATTCCTATCTTCTGGAACTTCGTTATCTATTTTATCTATATCTAGTTTTTCTGTATCATCAACCTCTTCAACTTCCTCTATATATTGTATAGGTTGAGGAGACATAATCTCATCAACGCCATCTTTCTCTTCTTTCTCTCTTCTAGCAACTTCAGTTTTAAAGCTAGCAAACTCTCCACCTACAACTTCAAGATAAGTTTGTTTAGATAAAACTCCTCTATCATACATACTTCTCAAATGAGTTTTAATAGAATCATCAAGGAAATCATCAATAGGAGAAGATGTTACTTCTATTTTCTTAGCTGAACATCTCCTATTTCCTTTATTCTGAATCCTTATAGTCTTAACTAAATCAGTTAATAAAATCATAAAATCATCAACACCTGATTTGATTTCAGCTACGAAAGGTTTAGGATTTAATATCCCTTCCTTTCTTGTAGAAGAAATACCCTCTACAATCTCTATTAAACCTAATCCTGCAAGTAATCTCCTCTCTAAAGGTGCATACAAAGCTTGATTTAATGCTTTACTATAATCTGGAATCAAATGTTCCATCTCAGTATCAAAGTTTGTAAAATAAGCAGGAGTTCCTGCTGTAGATTTACTATTCTCTCTAAAAGTAGAAAAACTATCTTTTAGTGCTGTTAAATCATCTTCACTATAAATAAAGTTAGAATTACCTGATAAAGCCATCCCCTCAGTTCCCTTTTTAGTAGCAAATAAATATTCTATAGCTTTTCCTATAATTTTTTCTCCCTTACTGTTCATTAAATTAAGTAAGGAAAGATTTTTATATAAACCTCTTTGAATAACATAAGGAGTAGAGTATAATCTATCCCAACTATCAAAAGGTTTTTGAACAAATATAAGTTCATTTTTACTAGAAGGAATAGGTTTCTTATCAGCTTCTTTATTTCCAACCTTTAAGAAATACTTCTCTTTCCCTATAGTTCTAACATCTTTATTCTTATCTTCAACATAAACATTAGCTCCATTAACAAACCACATCTTAGTAGGTAAATTAATTCCATCTACTACATTCCATTCTGTTCTTAAAACTATTAAAGAACTTCTTTTCCATCTCTCTCTAAAATACTCTCTAGCTAATGCGGTTATTCCTGTAGGAACTCTTCCTATTAAATCAGAGTTAATATCTCCTAACCATTCATTCAATAATGTAGTAAAAGATTTTCTATCGGTTTCAATACTATAATCTACCAAAGCTGCATTTATAGAAAAATCTAACATAGTATTAACTATACCTGAAGTATCACTTAAGAGAACTTCATTTACTCCAAAAACAGAATCGTGAAAATCACTAGGTACTTTAATCTCTTCCCCTGAGAACATTGATAATAATTGCCACATCCAACTTAAAAGAGGATTCAAACCTGCTTTATCTAATGCCATATCACACTCTTACCTTTTTATTAAAAATTATTAAGTTTTCTTTTAATTTATTAATATCTTTCAATTTTTTTCTTTAGTAATCATTTTCAAACGCCGACCTTTGAAAACTTTTTAGTTTGTAAATATTTATTAGTATTAAATTCATTAGTCCAAAAAGATATTGCCAATACTTTAAAAGCACAAAATAAATGGTCTTCCGTACTAGCACAAGCATAAATTCGTCTTGTTCCTGATAAAGTTGAAATAACAGAGTTTAGCTGTTTGTGAAACTGATAATCTATAGGTAAAACGAATTTTCCTTCATATAACATCTCTTTTAAGATTTTTACACTCCATTCACTAACATATTCCTCTGTTTCTACAGGTTTTCCGTTCTTAAAAATAATATTTCCTTCATTATCTTTATCAAACCCAACAACAAGCTTTGCATTAAAAGAAACCCAAACTAAGAAGTCTCTACCATATTTTTCTTCTAATCTCCTAAAAATAGCTCTTCCTGTACCTTCAGTACAATCTAAACCTAAGAAATTAGGCTCTAATAGGTCGGTTATGTATGAAAATATCTCAAATTGCTGTTTATCTGTTAAATTAAGAACTGTGATTTTATACTCATAATGAAGTTTACCATCAAATTCAA